GGAGTTGCATAAGCCTGACGAGTTCAACCATTGCGGTGTATGCAACCAATACCTTTGCGAAACAATCCAAGCCATAGAGAAGGAGTTGGGATGAATACCCCAACTTGCAGAGGTTTTATACCCCAACTTGCAGAACAGGAGCACAAATGACACACGATGAGTTGTTGGCAGAAATAAGTTTGGCATCAAGGGGTGAGTATGCCAGCCTTGCTGTAGCCCTAATTGCAGTAGTAGAATTACATAAGCCTATGCTTTGGAAGAACTTAGGCAATGATACAGATGGCTACAAATGTGAAGTTTGCGAAGGTAACTCCTATCCTTGTCCAACTATTCAGGCTATTGAGAAGGAGTTATAATGACAAATAGTAAAGTTATTAATGGAATTATTGCTTGGACAGTGGTTATAGGTGGCTGGACTTTAGCCATGATATGGATTTACTGGTAATGAAAATGAAAACAATAACTTACGAATGGCTTGATAACGGTTTGTTAATAAACGGTTTGCCGGTATACGTGGCTGACGATGATTTTATTGAATATTTACGTGAAAATGGATTTGATGAAACAATAGACGTCGGAGAAATAAACGAAGAATGGAACAACTGGGAAAAGGAGAACGTAGTATGAGTCCAATTGAGTTAAGGGCTGCTGTAGCTAGCAGTAAAACTATAAGTGCTCTTAAGGAGCAAGGGTTAGTAGTAAATGAGGCATACACCTATAGCGCTCCATCCCTTCCCGCAGATATTACCGGGATGATGGAAGAAGAGGTTATGGACCTGTACGCTAAGTATGTTGCTTACCTAGAGTTTATAAGTTTGCAGCTTTGGTGTGCTGAGGTAGACAAAGCAGAAGCAGATAAGAATCTAGCTTTAATTAAAGCTAAGAAGAAGTTATCTTTGAAAGGCTCCGGAATAGCCGTTTCTATGATTGATGCGGAAGTAGAAGTTGACCCAGACTATCAAGAGAAGTTGACCGCTCTTCAAGAGCTTTCTAACTATCACGGTTTAATCCACATTATCTCTGATCGTTTGTCTAAAGACATTTCTCTTATTAATCGGGAGATTACAAGACGAGTAAACATCAACAAGGCTGTTGGTAGAAGCACTTGGATGACACCATGAGCTACGAACAATTATCTTTATTTACTGACGAAGAGTTAGGTTTACCTAAAGGTCCTACTGGCCACCCTGGGTATGAAATCATTGGCTTAACTGGTTACGCACAGTCTGGCAAAGACACTGTTGCTTCTATCTTGGTAGAGAAGTACGGCTACCGTCGCATTGCGTTTGCAGACAAAATTAGAGATTTCTTGTACGGAATTAATCCTATGGTTGCGTGCAGCCCTACAGGCTACTTACAGGACCTTGTAAACTTAGTTGGTTGGGATAACGCAAAGCAAGAGCCTCAAGTTCGTAGGCTATTGCAAGACTTAGGTAACACCGCTAGAAAACTAATTGACGAGGACATTTGGATCGCTACTGCGTTGAAGAATATAGGTAGCGGCGAACGTATTGTAGTTACCGACGTTAGGTTTGAAAATGAAGCTGTAATGATTAAACTTTTAGGTGGTCAACTTTGGCGTGTAAAGCGTGTTGGGTTTGGTCCAGTAAACGACCACGTTTCCGAATCTGAATTAGACGGATACAAAGTAAGTCAGATTTTTGTAAACAACGGTACCCTAGAAGATCTAGAGGTATTAGTTACTACTAGGATGCGCAATGCCTTCCCAGAGTAGAAAACATCGTGGGTATAAGTCACAGGACATACTGGCTGATAAGTTAGTAGTAGAGGGCTGGCCTTACGCAAAATCTACTGGTGCGGGTAGGACTGGTACTGACGTTACCGGAACTATAGGCATTGATTGGGAAGTAAAGGCTAGAAAAGATTTCAACCCTAGCGCTGCTATAAAACAGCTAAAAGAACGCGGTGATGGGGAAATTTTGCCTATTGCAGTACTTCGTCTTAATGGTCAAGGTCCAGCAAGCATTGGGGATTGGCCAGCAGTTCTACGTTTAGATGATCTAATCAGGCTGTTAAAAGAAGCTGGATACCCTGACTTAACCCCTTAAATCACGTACCTTTTACCTTAGAGGGCAACTCTAAATCGAAACCTAAGGACTACAAAACGTGATAGATAAAGATTCAACCGAAGAACAGTTCCTGCGTGTAAGCGCCGGTTCTAATGCTCAATCGGTAGGCTCAGCTATAGCCCACGCTCTATATGAGCGTCCACAAGTAAAATTGAGGGCTGTTGGAGCTTCCGCAGTAAACCAGGCAGTAAAAGCAATTGCTATTGCCCGTGGCTATGTCGCACCTAGAGGTCTAGACCTCAGCTGCCGACCAGGATTTACTACAGTAGATTCTCGTGACGGACAAATTTCAGCAATAGTCTTTACTATCAATGTAAATTGATATATTCTTTATTACAAGAGATCTCTTAACAGTTAGGAACACCATGGCAAAAAGCTCGAACCCAAGCCCTGACGAGGCGCTTGCAGGTATGGCAAAGCAAGGTCGCACGCCTATGAACAGAGATGGACTTAAGTTTTCATCTCCATCTGCATCACCAAAGGCAGGCACACTTGTACCAAAGAAAAACACAGCAGCTGGAGATCCATACGGATCAAAGGGTGCACCACGTAGCAACGTCCCTGCTACAGGACAAGATCGTGCAGGAGCAGCCTATTCAATTAAAGGCGGCCCTCGATATACAAAGATGACAGATCCATCAGCCGGTGCAACACAGGCTAACGGACGAATCATTTCTACCGCTGCAAAGCGTGATCGTACAAACTTTGATTCGGGCAATAGCACTTCTTACTAATTTGATGTATGCTAGTAACTAGGTCTTAGAGTTCATCTCTAAGGCCTAGTACTGCAATTGGACTAAAACTTGGAGGCACCAATGTCATTGCAAGATCTGTACACCGAAGTAAAGACTATGAATACTTTGAAAGCGTGCATCGTAGGACAATGGGCAGCTACCCTTTCTGAAGAAGACAAAAAAGCTTTAGACACAGCTATTGAAGATGATGATCTAAGTACAAAAGATTTATTTATGTTACTCCGCCGTGCCGGGGGCACGTTTGGCAAGACCGCTGTTCGTGACCACCGACAAGGAGATTGTGTATGTCTTTAGCAGATGATTATGATTCAATAATTCAAACCAGTAATCAAGGTTCTGATAAAACAAGTAAAAATATTCCAGAAGCATGGCGACCACGTTCTGAAATTGGAACAGATGGTGGCTTCATTGTTTCTACTCCACGCCCAGATGGTAATACTCCTGGCGCAGAAGAAATTCTTATTGAAGCAAAGTTAGACCCAGCTGAGTGGATTGTTGTATCTCATCGACGTTCACGTTGGCAAACATTTAATGGAGATTGGCTAGAGTCATTTAGAGTTAACGTTGTTCCTTCAGGCAAATCAACCGCACCAGACTACGACTTAGAGCAACTACTATCTTTAATTGTTAACTGGGAACCTACCAAAGTTCTTAAGTCATCAGGTGATCTAACTGCTGTATACAGCATTGGTGATACTCAATACGGTAAAGATGACACGCCAGCTATTATTGACAGAGTACTTAGTTCTATTGACGAAGCTGTTGCACACCACGAGTACTTAGCCGGTAAGTATGGAATCAAACAGATTGCTTTGCCACAACTTGGCGATTGTATTGAGGGAATGACAAGTCAAAAAGGTAAGGTAATGGGACGACATGACATTGGTGTTTCAGAGCAAGTACGAGTTGGACGCAGAATGCTTCTTGCTCAAATTAAAGCCCTTGCACCTTTAACTGACAAGATAATTGTTCCGGTAGTGCCAGGTAACCACGATGAAGTACAGCGCTTCTTAGTAGGTCGCCCTGAAGACTCTTGGCAGATTGATGTAGTTGCTCAGGTTGAAGACATCTGTAAGGAGAGCGAGTTTTTACGTGATCGCGTTGAGTTCCGCTACCCAGCAGCAGATGACAGCACTCTTACAATAGATTTAAGTGGAGTTATGTACGGCATGGCTCACGGCCATCAGTCACGTGACATGGTTAAGTGGTGGCAAGGTCAAGTTATGGGACGTTGTTCTGTAGCTCACGCTGACATTCTTAACGTTGGTCACTATCACCATTATCGTTCACAGAATGTTGGACCACGGTTATTTATTCAAAACCCAGCAATGGATAACGGATCTGCTTGGTTCCGTGATAAGTCTGGGCTTGAAAGCGCACCAGGAATTATTTCTTTAGTTGTTGGTGAGGATTTTGATCCTCGACGAGAACTAGTTGTACTTGGTGGTATTAATGACCGACTCTAATGAGGTAAATGTTTATTGGGCCCCTGCTATTTCTATGAATACAGAAGAACCTTGGATGGCTGCCGGAGGTGAGTTGTTGTATCAAAGCCCTAAATCTTTACATTCTGAGCTAATGGATGAAAAAAACCCTACTAGAGGACCAACTACTTTTTTATCGTGTCCTGCAGCGGTATCTACGTTTACTAGGACTGTTGTTTTTAAAAATAATAGGTCTTCTAGTTATGATTATGACCTTTCAGATCCACAAAACCTTAAGTTAACCCCTAAAGGAGAGCGGTACTTAAATGGTGTAGTTAGACGTCCTCCGGCTTTAAACAAAAAACCAACTATTGAGTTTCAACTTAGGTGGATTTTCTTTTCTGACGAGCCTTTAATTATGTCTGTTACTCCACCAATGTTTCATCCTCCTAAATACACTAGGTACGCTACCGCTGTTCCTGGTCAATATGATATTGGTAAATGGTTCAGACCTGTTATTTTTGAGGTGCAGACTTGGGAACCAAAAGGAAAACTTTCTTTTGAGTCTGATGAACCATTATTTTACGCAACGTTTAATACGGATAAAAAAATAAATCTTAAAAGGTTTGTTTTTACCCCTAAACTTTTTGATTACTCAGCTCAATGCACTGCTTATTACGTAAATGAAAAATCTATGGAAAAACGTTATGACTTGTTTGAATCAGCAAATATGGGTAATCTTGTTTTACAAGAAATTAAAAATAATCTTGTAAACTAACGCTCAGACCACCACATTCCAAGGGTTGTAACTGTAATTAAAGTTACTAAAAATATCCCTTGGAATGTGATGTGTGTGAGGTAGTACATTACTTACCGCAGCAAGAACACTTAGTAGCTACAGGTGCTGCAGGGGCTCCGCCAAACTTAGGGCGGCCAAATCCTACGATAGAGATCATAACCTTCTTAGGGTTTTTCTTATAAGCACGAAGCTTCTTAGAAACTTGACCACCGTTACGTTGTGAGCCTTTTTCATCTGGGCTTGTATTTCCTTCAATAGTCCATACAGTTCCATCACCGTTGTCCTTGACAACAATTCCAACGTGAGAAATTCTATCGACGCCATCCGATGGGAAATCAAAATAGGCAATATCTCCTGGTTCCGGATCTGCGATGTCGCCATCAATCCAAGAGTTAGCTTTCTTAAATGCTGCTGCTCCACCAGGTGTATAAACGGTATTAGGTACCTTTACACCGGCTTCGTTAGCGCACCAGTTTACGAATGACCCACACCAAGGTTGGAAGTTAGCCTTTGCATACTTGCCATACTTTGTTTCATTATCTTTAGGGCCTTCAATAGTTCCTAGTTCTGCTGTAGCTACTTCAATGAGTTTAGCTACTGTTCCTTTATCTGCCATTATCGCTTGTCCCAATCTTCATCAATTGGTTGTTCTTCTGGAACCTCACCGTCTGGCTTATTACCAGCGGATATTACGATGTCTTGTCCAGATTGCTTTGCTTCTACCTTTAAGTCAGCGGCTGTCTTTGAATTAACATCAACTGCTGCAAATGCGGCATTGATTTCTTCAAGATCTAGCTTGCCATCATTCATAAAGCCACGTGCTAGTTTCTCTACGACTGCGGCAACTGATGTAAGACCAGCTACTAAAACTGCTTTTGTTATTGATATACCAGCTACTGCTCCGGCACCTATAACTGATAAACCGCTAGCAGCAAATGTTGCAACGATTCTCAGGATAATGTTTCCAATTGATTTCATATTATTCCTCGTCTTTTGGGTTACGAAGGGGGTAGGTAACAGCCCAAGCAACTAGTGTTCCAATGATTGCGTAACCAACTACTGTCTTTGCGGATCCATCAAGAACAACCCAGGCAATAAACATGCCTAACAATGTCCATAGTTGATCAATCATGTCTTTTATTACTCTCACGGCTTACGTCTCCTAACGCCTTTAGATTCTCCGGAAGCGCCTCCGCCTCCGCCTTTACTACCGCCACCGGTTGAACCACTTGTTGTAGTTCCTCCTGCGGCTGCTACTGCATTCATAGCAGCACCTGCTGCAATGACAGTAGCAACTACCATTTCTGTTGCTTCTTCACGTTCTTCTGTGGACATATCTGCACCGATACTTCCAATTGCTTGGAGGGCTTGACCAGGGTCATCAAATATTGCGCCAATTAATTCCGCAGGGTTCTCTAGTAACACGAGGGCTGCAGCAACGTCTGCTGTAATGATAACTTCATTTCCATTTTCATCCTGCCTAACCTCTACAGGTTGTTCTGCGGGCAAGTCTTTAAACTCAATGCCGGCAGCCTCTAAAGCCGAAGCTGGTACTGCATCTTCACCTTTAAACTGCTCAACGATTACATCAGCAACAAGGTCTTTTTGATCCTCAGTAAGCTCTTGACCTTTAGGTGCAAGGGCAGCAACAAGAGATGCAACCTCAGCGTTTGTAATAGTGCCGTCCTTACCTAAAGCATCGACTACCGCATCAGCCTCTTTATCTGATATATTTCCATCCTTGGTAGCACTTGCTACTTCGGGTGGTGGTGGAGGTAATTGTGATTCTGGTAACGGATTTTGTGGCTTTGGCGCTGGTAACTCTGGTGTTGGTTTTGGTTCCACGGGTGGCTCAGCTTCCTCAGGGGGCGCCTCAGGTTCTACGGGTGGCGCTTCGGGTTCTACCGGTGGTTGTGGCTCTTCTGTGGGTGGTAATGGCTCTTCTTTGGGTGGGTCAATAGGTGGCTCGCCAATCGCTCCCTCAGGGTCAGGGATTGCAACGGGTGGCTCCGCAGGTTCTGGAGCGGGCTCTGGAGCAGGCTCGGGCACAGGTGGTTCTACTGGAGCAGGTTCAGGAACGGGTAATGGTTCAGGCAAAGGCACAGGTTCAGGTTGTGGGACTGGCGTTGGCACAGGCTCAGGCTGTGGTTGCGGCTCTGGCTGAGGTACGGGTGTTGGCTCAGGTTGCGGCACCGGTGTTGGCTGGGGAACAGGGGTTGGTTCAGGTTGAACAGCAGGTTGAGGTTCTGGAACCGGGGTGGGCTCAGGGACCACTGGTGGAGCTATAGGTGTTGGTGTTGGTGTAGGTTCTACTGCAGGTGGTAAAGTTGGAGTTGGAGTTGGTTGTGGTGTTGGTGTTGGGGTTACTGATGGGCTCGGTTCTGGGCTACTGGTCGGTGTTGCTTCGGGTGTGGCGGTTGGAGAAGGAGTTGGCTCAGGCGTTGGCTCGGCAGTCGGAGTTGGACTCGGAGTGGGTGTGGGTTCAGAAGTCGGAGTGGGAGACGGTGAAGGTGAGACAGTCGGAGTTGGAGATGGCTCTGGACTTGGCGCACTCGAAGGCGATGGGGAAGGACTAGGAGATGAAGAAGGTTCTGGTGTCGCTGTTGGTGTTGGCGTTGGGCTCGGTTGGGGCGTTGCTGTTTCTGAAGGAGATGGAGAAGGTGTTGGAGTTGGAGTTGGAGTCGGGGTTGGACTCGGAGTAGGCTCTGGTGTAGGAGTTGGACTCGGTGTTGGTGTTGGCGTAGGAGTTGGCGTAGGAGCAACACCACTATTGTAAAATCTTCCAGGTCCTGAGTAGTTATCACTTATGTAAGTGGTCCACTCGCCAATAAATCCACCTGTGCAAAATAATACTGCGATGTCACCTTTGCCATTAAAATAAGAGTTATCAGCATCCCAACCTGTGGTTGCGGTGTGTGTTTCACCAGCAGGGTTGGCGCAAATAATCATAACCCCGCGAACCATTAACTCTGGTGGGGTTGCAAAAGCGGGTGTTGCGAGTAGTAGAGGAAAAAAAGCGGCGGATGTTGCGACGAATAGTGCTGCGAATGGGCGCAGTAGCTTTATTTTGTCTCCTTCTTAACTATGTTCATACTTTAACATGACGAGGTGTAATTTATGTATCATAGTTGGGCCTACAACTTGATCTCTGGGAGACTTAATGACACCTCAAGACTGGGCAGCGTTTGCGCTCTCAATAACTTCTTTAATTGGCGCATTTGCAATAATGATTAGGTGGATGGTTAAACATTACCTCTCCGAACTTAAGCCAAATTCTGGCAGCAGTATAAAAGACGCCGTTAATAGGTTAGAATCAAGAATAGACGATCTATATGTTATGATCGCAGAACGAAACAACAAGGAGTAACTATGAAGTTAGATCCAAAAGTATCAGCAGCACTTGCCTCATATGGCCGTGCATTTATCTCAGCCGCAGCAGCTCTATGGGTAACAGGCAACACAGATCCAAAGGGTCTTCTTGCAGCTGGCCTAGTAGCCGTAATCCCCGTAGCGCTTCGTGCGCTTAACCCAAAGGACCCAGCATTTGGTTTAATCACCAGAATTGCTCTTCCGGAGATTACAAAGCAGCTAACTGCCATCTTAGATAGTTCAAATAAGAAAGCAGCTAAGAAAGTCGCAAGCCTTAAAAAGAAGTAAACTTTAGGTATGCCTTCCTCACATCAAAATTGGCAATACCTCGGAGCTAGTGGTTACATTGGCGCCTACACCACCACTGGTGGTGGAGGTACGCCTGTCGTACCTAGAAGTTCTATGGACTTCATGCGTATGGGTGTTGGTCGTGCGCCACAAGCCGAGTATCCAGATGGTTACTTAGGAACAATACGTTCACGTCGTGATGATAAGGGTAAGCCTTATGCAACCGCTGACAATGTTCTTGATTCTCTTAAAGCAAGACAGAATCAACGCGGGTATCAACGTGGTGTGCACAAGGGCGAAAGAATTGATCCAGGCGAGTATGGTTGGCCAAAAGATTTTAAGCCAGACCGTAGATTAAAAGTTAAACCAACAGTATCTGATGAAGACGGTAGTCTTCTTATGCATGTTCGTAGGCACGCACCAAATCAAAACCTTGCTCCGGCACCACACTTAGTTAATGACGGCAAAGCAAATGTATCTGCGAACGTACCTGCAGAGTTCCATCCTAGAACAGCTAAACATTTTCAACATTTGAAGCCGAGGTTCCAGTAATGGCATCACAAGATTCAGTCTATGATCATAGTAAAGGTCGTCCCATTCTTTCTGAGGATCCACAGATCCGTTACGATTACATGGGACCATTTGCTGACACACAAGAAGCTTTATTAACAAGGGCCATACGTTCAGTAACTTTGCCTAAAGAAATGATTCAAGACATTGTTCGACCACCACTTCCTCAGATACAACTGTTTCGCCCACGATACGGATACCGTACTCGTGCTATTGGCATTATGGATGTAATGGATGTTGACGCTCAGTTTGAGCCGACAAGAACAGATTATTCACAGTCTCCAACTTCATACCAAGGCACTAGCCGAAACGTATCGGAGTCAGTATGGTAAAAGAAATTTACAGCACAGAAACTATCTATGACGGTAGCGTCGAGTGTCCTAAGTGCGGCCTATTTATGACCCCAGTTGAGGCAATGTACACAGATGGCAAGATGTGCCCTACTTGTAGAAATGCTTTGTATGGAAAACATATGAAGGGAGCTATGAGTGGCAACTAAAGCAAACTCCGGAGGAAAGCCTCCTAAGCGTGCTACCCCTTCCGGTGCAAAAAAAGCACGGGTAAGTAAAGTACACACCGTAGCTGCTATAAAGCGTAGAGACTTTAGCTCAGTTGAGAGTTGGGACCGCAAGTCCGCAGGAAAATGGCAAGCGGGGCAGTCCAGCACTCTTAACCCAGGATCAGAGCAAGCTACAGCCCGCCGTAGAAACACGGCTAAGTATGTATCTAGAACTAAGAAAGTTATTAGACCTAGGGTTCGTAAACAACAAAGACCTGACAACTAGTAAAAAAGGGTAGATACTACGAATATGGCTATCAAGACTCCAGACGGCAAGGACGCTAAGTACAAGGTCGTACCCTTAAAGGTAAAGACCAAGGCTGACCTTGACAAGGAGAAAGAATCCAAGAAGAAAAAGAAAGCGGGCAAGAAATGAGTAACGTACCTCGTAGAGAAAACGCTAAAGGTCGTGGAACATTTACCCACAGTGTTAAGGCTAAAGACGGAAGTTGGTCTGGTTCTGTAACACCTATGGGTGCATCTTCTGCTGCTCACGCTAAAGGAATTATTGAAGAAGGCGGTAAGTATGAAGTTACCACGGGGAAGAACTAACTATGACTGCTGGAGTACCACGTAGAGAAAAAGTTCGTAAAGGATTTACTTCACCAAAGGGTATTGCTTTTCTAGCAAAAGCATCCGGAGGAAAGAAAGCAGAGTCTAAAACTGTAAGAAAAATAGATAACGTCTATAACCAAGAAGAGGATAAATAATGGCAACTAACGAATCACGCTCACTTAATACTTCTATGAATGAGGGAGCAACAGATGGGAAGTACCGCAAGGTTCGTCCTAACACAACTGTAGCCGATCCTTCTACTGGCGACGACATCATGCGTGCAAACCGCAGTGGTCTAAACCCATACTGGAACTACGACTTCATTGAACAAGAAGCAACTACAAAGGTTAACCCTTTGTCAAATAAGACTGCTGCTTCTCGTCGTGCACCTATGCCTGTTGCAGATACTTTCAACAATCAAATGGGCGCTACTAACTAAAAGGTAAGTAACTATGAATGATGACATGGGCACGCCCTCAGATAAGCACCCTGCACATCGTGGGCTTATTACAGTTATCCCTGGACTTTTTAATCAAAGCGAATCTAATATGGAAAACCAATCTCGTAATGCTCATTTTGAGCATGGATCTTCAGAGCATTTAGGCGGAAATGTAGTATCACTAGCAGCATTTGCTCGTAAGAAAGCTTCACGTAAACCAGAAGGGTACTAACTATGACGTTAAGTCCAGAAGAACGGGCGTCCCTTCCCGCAAGTATGCAAGTTCCGCAAAAAGAATCACGTAAAGTTGTAGAACATACCCCTGCAGGTTCTTTTGCAGATATGACAGATCTAGCAACAAAAGTTCCCCTGTCTTATCGTGAAGGCTTAAATATGCACGGAGTTAAGCAACACATTGATTGTGAAGCAACTAATAGTGCTGACGGACATTCTGGACCAGCTACGCATCTTATTCGTATGCCTGGAGAACGTTCCGATCAAGTAGAAGCAGTTTGCGCAGTGCATCATTCAAGGCTTATGACTAATGCTTTAGAAAAAGGCGGCTATGACGTAGCTAGTCGTCGTATTACTCCAAGTGATGTAGAGCCACATAATTTTCATAGATCTCAACAAACCAGATTAATTCGCACCGAACTTGAACGAGGCCTTTATAAAAGAGGCATGGAAGGCGACGATCTTTTAGTAAATAGATCTTCTCAAGAATTAGGAAAAGGTGGGGGAAAAGGAACTACGCACATAGAAGAACTTAAGGCGCGTAGAACTCCAGAGTATGCCCATAGTGTTGTAGAAAGTGCATTAGAACGTGTACGAGCTCACGGAGGCCACAACCCTCCAGCTTCTGCTGCACCAACTATAGATTTTAATGGGGAGGACGTAACTCTTGGAGAGTCTTACGCAAGAGTAGCTTCTTTACGTCGTAAATCAGAGCCTGATATTGATCCAAAACGTCCAGGAAATACTGAAAATTATTATATGGCTGGAGTAATAAACGAAGACGGTAAAGAAGGAGTTCCCACTTCTACTCGTAGATTTGGTTTAAATAAAGCCGGAGTTCCTAATCCTAAAGGTGGGCGTAAACCAAAGCCTGTTGTAGAAGAGGCTCCAAAAGATGAGTCAGATGTTGCACCATCTACTAAAGGGTTTTTACCAGGAAGAGTACAAAGAAAAGCAGTGAAGGTTACTATGACTCAATTGCCTTTGACCCCGTACCCAACTGAAGCTCCTGGAGCCCCAGATGATGCAGAGACAATTCGTATTTCTAGAAAGAGTCAAAAACGCTCAACCAATCGTTCAGTTAAAACTATTGCACTAAACACCGAAGCAGACCGCCTTAGGGAAATTGAAGCTAAAAAAACTAAGATGGCTGAGAGTAGGAATAAAGCTTTTAAAGTAGACTGGAACGACGTACCTAGACCGGAATAATATGTAGTAGTATGTGGTTACTAATTCGGAGGATAATATGACTATACCTATTTTAGGTCAGGGCGGTAAGCCTGCAGACGAAGGAACGTACACGCAGATCAAGGACGATGGTCCTAAGCTTCGCTTGTTGTACTGTTACAACTGTAAGACCATTGAAGAGTTGCCAGACTTTGAGGGCAACCCAGATGATGACGTAACCCTAGACATTCTTGTAGAAAATCACCAGTCTGCCGGCATACCCCACACTGGGTTCTTAGCTAAAATTGGAGTAAAGCTTTACTCTCGTCCTGAAGTACGTAAACAAGTTATTGAGAACCTACGCAACAAGGTAGGCGGAGGTCTTGCAGATATTGACCCCGATTATTACATTACAAAAGCGACGTTCTATGATGATGCCATGAAGTGCTATAGTGAGCACCTTCGACCAAAAGAAGGATGTACTGATTGGCAAGCAAAGAACAAGCGTCTTGTTCCAAAGAACACCGCTGAACTTCGTAAAGAAGCTGGTTTGATGTCTGCTGCTAAGTCAGCAGGCACTAGAGTTTTCTTGTGCGATTTTTGTCCAGTAAAAACCCACTACGTAACCCAGCAGCGCAAGGCCGCTGGATTGTATGAATAAGGAGAACAACTAATGGCTTCAATGTCAACCGGGTCAAACGACCGTGCAGTAAACGAAGCGATTGAGGATTCAGCAGTAGAGCTGACTGAAACTCTTAATCCAGAACCAGAAATAACAGATACACCGCCTAAGATTCAAACAGGTTTTGCAGTCTTGATTGATGTTGATGGGCACGTATTTGTAGAGCGTGACCGAACTCTATTCTCTATGCCAGTTGAGCGAGAAATTACTTTGCTAGAGGTTCGTCGATATGCTTCAGAAATCATTGCAGACCTTCAGGCTCAAGCTGCTGCCGAATACACGGTTGCTCGTCTAGAAGCCCTGGAAGCACAAAAGAAAAATAAGTAACTCAACAATTTACACAACGGGCAGGCCTTTAGGGGCCTGCCTTTTGTCTTGTTATGAAAGAATAGGACTATGACCTTTGCAACCTCCTACTTCAGTAGGCCTTCAGAGCAGCTTGATCCAAAGCTGTTTGATGATGAGGGCTTAAAGCCTTGGGTACGCACGGGCATTCTATCAATGCTCTTTGAGCATTTTGCAAAAAATTATGTATCGCCGCACACTTGGACCAGAGCTTGGATCGCAGGATCCGGAGTTTCATATCAGTGGGAAGCAGCTAGAGCTCCTGGAGATTTAGATTGTTTAGTGGGAATTAACTATGTTCTTTTTAGACAGTCCAATCCAAACTACGTAAGCTTTTCTAATCAAGAGATTGCGTCTTCAATAAACGACGGCTTCAACGCAGATCTTATGCCTAAAACCCGTAATTGGGAAGGCTATGAATTAACATACTATGTTAACGAACAGTCAGATATTAAAGATATCAACCCATACGCAGCATATGATTTAGTTGCAGATACGTGGGAAGTACAGCCTGAAAGAAACATGACCGCTCCTTACGTCCGTGCTTGGGAACAAAAAGCAAAACGAGATGAATCAACAGCTAAAGAAATGCTATCTCGTCACGCTTCAGCTCTTCAAGAAGTTCGTGGAGCAACTAACCCTGCTCATAGATTGAACGCAGAACGTAGGCTTAAATTAGCCGAGGATCAAGTATCTACATTCTTTGATGACATACATGCAGGACGAAAGGTTGCCTTCAGCCGCATAGGTGCCGGGTACTCTGACTTTAATAACTACAGATGGCAAGCAGGTAAGCGTTCTGGGATTATTCAAGATTTACGTGCAATAAAAGATTCTAAAACCGAAGCAGAGAAGCAACAACAACTTCAGACTTACGGTATAGAGTTACCAGACACCAATACACTACTAAGGAGACTCCATGGCTAAGTCACCAGCATGGCAACGCAAAGAAGGTAAAAACCCAGAAGGTGGGTTAAACGCAAAGGGTCGTGCTTCTGCTAAAGCCGAAGGACATAACCTAAAGCCACCAGTATCTGCTAAAGAAGCAAAGAGTTCCCCTAAATCTGCTGCACGTCGTAAATCATTTTGCGCACGTATGGGCGGTATGCCAGGACCTATGAAAGACAAGAACGGTAAACCAACTCGGAAAGCACTAGCACTTAGAAAGTGGGATTGTTAGAGTACTAAATGGCCACAGCATTCGTAGCATTAGACGGAGTACTAAGAACAGAAGTAGGCGATCCAATAGCGGAGGGCGTCAAGCTTTTTCGTATTCTCGCACAACATTACCGGGTCATAATTGCCTCGGATCAAAGCCCTAAGCAAACAGATCATTGGCTGCGCTCTAACCTGATAGTTGGGTACGGAGATATCTATGATGATAGATACTTCTTTGAGGGGCAAGACTTACGCAACCGGCAGCTAGCTATAGCTCAAGCTCAAGGACGAGTCGACCTATTTGTAGATCCGGATGCAGATCGGTGTGCTTACGCTTTGTCTAAAGGCATACCAACTATGCTCTTTGCTTCACCTAAATTTGTACGTACCTCCAGAGAAGTGCGGCCTTGGCAAGACCTGGCCGATGAGGTTGAAAACCAACGAGCTGCACTTATGGCGGCTGAACTTGGGAGTAATGTTAAGAGATTTGAATGAGCATAGTTTTCATGGGCGGAGAGATACCGTCTCATAGATTATTGTTAATTGATGCTGGAGTCAAGCATGTCAGTGTTAGCTTTTGGGGCTTGCGTAAACGTGGGCTACCTAAAAGCAAAACCTATCTATTATCAGAGAAGTACCCAGATGACGTAAAAATCTACCTTACTGCAGGAACCGCCGCCACCGCCACCTTATCCACCCGGGAAGCTGAAGAGTTTGCCGCGGACTATGAAGACTTCATTGCAACTAACTATGACCGTATTGAGGGAGTAGTTGAGTTTGATTCCCCAGTGCTCGGATCTACCTGGATCGAAAAACAGCGTAAGACTATTGGGTGGGAACTAGAAAGTAAATACTGGCCAGTATGGAATCCTGAAATGGGGCATAGGGCTTTGTTTGCTCTCTGTGATAACTGGGAGAACGTTGCCATACTAGGAACCACCATAGATAGCGATACGACCCTAGCAGGGCGCACACGGGCCCTACAGGGCCAACTGGGCACCAAGTTCCACGGTATCGCTTGCGCCAAACCAGACAACTTACGACAGATACCTTTTGAGACTGCAAGCACTTTGTCGTGGTTATCTCCAATGATGCGTGGTGAGACAATAGTTTGGGATACCACTAGACTGGTGCGATACCAAAAGAAACAGAAAGACCAAGCACGCCCCCGTTATAAAAATGTTATAAACAAGGCTGGCTTAGACTTCGATAAGATTATTAATGATGATAGTAATGAGGTAACTCGCCTCGCAATATGGTCGTACCTGGAGCTGGAGAAATCAATGGATAAAAAGAAACCGCCACACCTAACAGTAGTAGATGGCGAGAAGTTATCTGATAACAGCACGCACATAGATGACCCAGGTTCTGCGGAAACACTAGGCATAGAACCTGATAACAGTGCACTCGAGGTGCGGAAAGATTCTGCCCTTGAACCTACTAAGGTTATAGTTAGAGATGCATCAGAAATACGTACTTTGCCTGTTTTTTCAGTAAATACTAAGACAGTTATTGATAAAGATAGCGATGGACGAGACCTGATAAGAGACGTTCCAGTGCTTGAAACTACCTCTGTATCTTTAAGACAATGCGATACATGTTTTGTTGCTGCTAATTGCCCCGCATTTAAACCACAGAATTCTTGTGCTTTTAATTTGCCTGTTGAAATTAAGACTAAAGACCAACTTAAGGGTTTGTTAAATGCCATCATTGAGATGCAAGGTGCACGTGTTGCATTTGCTAGATTTGCTGAAGAACTAAATGGCGGGTACCCGGATCCTAACACTGGGCAAGAGATTGATAGACTATTTAAGATCGTTAAGAGTTTGAAAGAACTTGAGGAAAACAAGGAATTTGTAAGAATGACCGTAGAACGTCAAACCTCTGGTGGTGTACTGTCAGCACTCTTTGGTGATAAAGCTAACGCCTTGAAGGAGATACCGAACGGTGGGATTTCTGAGGAAAATACCACTAGAATAATCTCTGATCACATAGACTAATTATGTAACTACACAATATTTTAGAGAAGGGTAATACTTTGTTTTCTTTTAAATTAACCGAAGACTTCGTCAACTCATATAAAGATAAAACTGTTCCTTGGGGTTACACAGATGCTGCAGGTAATAGCGTAGGTGAAATTACTTTCTTAAGAACATACTCTCGTCTTAAAGAGGATGGCACTAAAGAGACTTGGGTTGAAGTATGCGAACGTGTTATCAATGGCATGTACTCACTTCAAAAAGACCACGCTAAATCTCAACGACTTCCTTGGTCAGACTCTAAGGCTGCGGCTTCTGCTAAAGAAGCTTACGATCGGTTGTTTAATTTGAAGTGGACTCCACCGGGCCGTGGACTATGGATGATGGGAACACCCCTTATCAATGAGCAGAGAAACTCTGCTGCGTTACAGAATTGTGCTTTTGTTTCTACTACAGAAATGACAAAACTCAATCCAGCAAAACCATTTTCTTTCTTAATGGAAGCATCAATGTTAGGAGTCGGAGTTGGGTTCGACGATAAGGGAGCCGACAAGGACTTCACAATCTACGAACCAATTCAAGGAGATATATATGTCGTACCAGATACCCGAGAAGGATGGGTCGAGTCAGTCACAGCCCTCATCAATGCTTACCTCAAGCCAGATAGCAAGGCTCCAGTATTTGATTACAAAGAGGTTAGGCCAGCAGGCACTCCAATCAAAACCTTTGGTGGAACCGCAGCAGGACACGAACCACTAGAACGACTACACGATTACATTCGCCATATCTTTGACGGACGTGCAAGTGAGAAGTTAACTCGTAAGGATATTGCCGATATAGGCAACCTAATCGGGGTTTGTGTTGTGAGTGGCAACGTACGTCGTTCAGCAGAACTATTAATTGGCAGAATTGACGACCAAGACTTCCTCAATCTAAAAAATGCAGAGGTATACCCTGAGCGTAACTCTTATGATCCGAAGAACCCCGGTTGGGCCTGGATGTCTAACAACTCTGTAGAAGCAAAGGTAGGCTCTGATTTCTCTAAGATCATTGATGGCATTGTTTTGAATGGAGAACCAGGCGTTGTTTGGATGGACGTTTCACGCAAGTACGGCCGGCTTATTGATCCACCTAACAATAAAGATTGGCGTGTTGCTGGGTACAACCCATGCGCTGAGCAAAGTCTTGAGTCCTTTGAGATGTGTACATTGGTAGAAACCTACCTAAATAGGCACGATTCACTTGATGATTTTAAGAGGACTTTGAAGTTTGCTTACCTGTATGCCAAAACTGTGACACTTCTTCCTACTCACTGGGAGGAGACCAATGCAATCATGCAACGTAACCGTCGTATTGGAACATCGGTTTCTGGTATTGCTAATTTTGCTGATAATAACGGTTGGACTGTCTTACGTGACTGGCTGAACGAAGGCTATGGAACTGTCAAGGCTTATGACGAGTCATACTCTGAGTGGCTAGGTATTCGTCAATCAATCAAGATGACTACTGTAAAGCCATCCGGCACCGTATCTATTCTTGCCGGAGAGTCTCCAGGAGTTCACTGGGCATCCGGAGGTAAGTTCTTTAATAGAGCTATTCGCTTTGGTAACTCTGACCCAATGCTCCCATTGTTCAGAATGGCAAACTACCGGGTAGAGCCAGCATCTGAATCACCGGATACAACCTCTGTTGTGTTCTTCCCTATCCAAACCGATGCCAAGCGTGCTGAGAAAGAAGTTTCTGTACACGAAAAGGTAGCACTTGCCGTTGTAACACAGCGTTACTGGTCAGACAACTCTGTATCTGTAACTGTGACCTTTGACCCTGAGAAGGAAGCGGACTCCATTGCTTCAATTCTTCACATGCATGACGGTCAGCTTAAGACTGTTTCGTTCTTGCCTATGGGTAACGCTGTATATCCACAGATGCCTTACACTCAGATCACTGAGAGTGAGTACGAAGAGGCTCGCATGAAGTTGTTCCCAATTGACTTTGCCGGTGTATACGCAGGTATGGCGGCTGATGCGGTGGGAGAGGCATATTGCACCACTGATTATTGTGAAGTTAAACTGATCAAAGATAATAAATAATAGTGTACGATTTTCATACCTACTAGTACTGGGAGAGCTGCAATGGAAGATCTAAATCCAGACCTTTTTGACGAAGACTTCGAAGATGAATTTGAAGACATCGTGGATGACCTTGAAGAGGAAGATATCGACGACCTAGAAGAACTAATTCTAGACGACGAAATCGACTCCTAAAAGCGCCAACACAAACATTTGGCCCCCCGTCGTGAGACGAGGGGCCATTTGCTTTATGTCTTATTTACAGGAGCAACCGCCGCAACCACATTGTGGTTCAGCTTCTTCTCCTGAGGTAAAGGTTGCAGAAGTAAACTCATAAAGAGATTCTTCTGTTCCTTCTTTGATTTCTTTAACGATGTCGTTAATTGATTTAAACGGAAGTACTGTTTCCATATCCATTATGCATCTACTTTGTAACTTAGTTCCCCGTCAATCTTAAGAGGCTTATCAGTTGTTACATCCTTAACAGATATAGCCATTTTAATTGATTTGCGGGGTGTGTTGGCTAATACAACTGTCTTCAAGTAACGCTTTGCAGCAGATGGATTAGACCATGCTGTTGAAGCATTTAGAATAAAGTCAGAATCGCCTTCATTATTGATAGTGATTGTTAGCAACCAAGCGCCACCCTTTTCTACAAGAGTGTTCTTAGCTAGGTGTGCTTTTAGTGTTTGATTTACTTTTTTAGCCACGTGCTACTCCTAACCTAGTTTGATGTCTTTATCGAAACCTACAATTTTTAGGTCTCTTAGTATATTTTTTGAGGCTCGCCAGTCCCCGAGAGAGTTACCACCAAAGAATACTACCTTATGGGTGTCAGGATTCTCTACACGGATGTGTTGCTTGCCTTTTGTTATAGTTACTTCCAACCCTGCTCCTTCTAGGGCGGCTATTAACTTACGAACATGCTTATTATTGACAGTTCCATTAGCAAACTCCATGTTATGCATGTCGTTCTCCTTTCTTTTGTACTGTAGACTGTACACGTAAAGTCCTAAAACTAGGAGTTCACGCCTTCAGTTGAGACCCCCGGAGTGCTACTGGGGGTTTCATCATTTAACACTTCGATCTTAGCAATTCTGTGAGACTCCCCAGGGCGAGTACAACTACTGAGTGGAATCCACTCGCCTAAGTTCCTGTCAAAGACTGACAAAGACCATTCGTGATTGCTAACGTCATTTGGATCGTCAATACGCCATGGAGCAATGTTGACGTCAAATGTAAGACGTATGTGATACGGCTTCATGTTTTCCCTTCTACTCGTTAGATGGGTTCTACTTCCCACACTTCTACGCTATCCCATTCAAGGGGAGATGGCAAGGGTGCGTTGTCTAATAGGCTGCCAAAAGCATCAAGACCTTCAGCTTCAGCGTCCCATTTTTCTTGTGTTTCCATTTCAATATCAAAGTACACAGATGCTTTGCATCTAACTAAGTACTTAGACATCGGTTGTTTGTGTTGAGTCGAGTTTGTCTGGAGAGTCTAATTTTGTAATGATCTTATCTGGCGTGTCTGTGTAACACGACTTCATTACTATGGCGGCTAACTCTCCGCGCATTTTACCTAGCATCTCACCGGGGAAGTGTGCTTTTGCACATCGCATAAGCATACTGTTAAGCGAGTAATCAGGCCTATGTGTTGCTACATATCCAACTTGACTAAAGAAGTCTTGTAATTGATCGTGTTCATAAGCAAGTGCCGCATTAACAGTGATAAATGGTGCATCTTCACCGCAAGGCGCTTCGTTAGACATATGAGACAAGAAGTTAACAATCTCCTGTACATCATAGTATTCAGGCAAACCTAACATGAAGTCTCGTACTTGATAGTCATTGTTTACAGCAAAGACAATCTTGTTTAAGTCCTCTCCTTTAGGCCCATCTGGTTTACCAATATACATACGAATTAACTCGCATGCTTCCTTACGGGTTATGGTGATAGTTTCAGTCGTCATAGAGAGTTTCCTCTGTTCTTAGAGAGATACCTGTTTCAGTTCTAAGAACTGTAACTCCAGGGAACTCTGATTCGATTACTAATTTTGTTTCTTCAAACGTAGGATATTTATACATTAACTCTTGTAATTTATCCATATCAGCTAGGGTCATGCTCATTTGTTTCCTCCTCTAGTCCTAGCATTGGTAATAGGTCTTCCGCATTATGTTTGATTAACAGTAAGCGGGTAGCAGCTTCGTATTGCGCATATGTTTCTTTATCTTGTTCAGCCATTTCTTGATTGTTCATGTTAGAACTCCTAGTTCTGATTCTAAGCCATTATCTAAAGCCCATTCCTGAGGTTCAGAGACAGGTTCAATAGTTAAATCTGAAACATAATCATTAATAGTTATGTCTGATGCATGTAAAACGAACATTTGTGCATCTTCATAATCATTAAACGGTCCAATTATTGTTTCAGTTATATTGTCAAATACAACGTACATTTTTACCTCCTATCTCATTCTCGAGCGTTTTTTGATGGCACTGACTACCACTTGCTTAGCAAATGGGAGTAAGTCGGCAGCATTTGTAATGCGTGCAAATACTTCTGCTTTGTGACGTAACTGCTCTTTAGATAGCTGGTTATGGTCTTCGACATAGTATTTCCAATCGTTATCGTCCATGATAAGGATCATAGACGTTAGGATGCCACGATGTGTGATGCGTTCAATTAGTTCATCGTTTTTGTTTGTGTTGAACACACCGTCGGTAACAATGAACAGCATCTTATTCTTCTTACGCGAAGCCATAAGTAACTGCTCGGCAGCAAGTAATGTTGGATACGGTTCTGTACCATTACCATAGATGAACTTGTACTCAGTCTTATGAGCAGGTTCCTTGCGGGTATAGGCAACCTCAGCTGAGTCATCAAATGCATAGACTGTAACTGGTGCTTCTATATGTTCTAGGGCGCGTTTGATAGTCCAGCAAGCAATAGATGCTTTCTTATCATTCTGCTGACTAGACATAGAACCTGAACGATCGACGAGGATAACTGCTTCGATATCACAGCCATCATCACCTTCGTCCCATCTATCAAAGGATTGATCAATTTCGCAACCTCTGATTACACGTTGTACATTGAGTCGACCGGTAGGGGTCTCTCTTTGCCACGTAGGTTCTGAATCGTCACGTAGACGCTGTAACTCCTTAGCAAACTTGCGATAGGAGATTATTGCTTCTTGGGGAACGCTTGTGGTGTTGAATTTACCTTTCTTGGTTATATCCTCATGTTTACCATCTCCACCAACAATTACACGTTGTTTGGTTTTGACGTCTGCTTGTACATCTTTACGTGCAAGCACATCATCAACTGCTTTGTTAAGCAAATCGTTGATGCTATCTGGTATGCCACCTAGGCTAGGAGCATGTCCTGTTCCGGGGGTTATTGAGGATGTAGTGATGTTCTGTTCTCTGATGTCCAATGCTTCTTGAACAGTCTTTGGAACAGATGTAGGAGATGGACTAGATTGATTACCATCGCCGTTTGGTTTTGTGTTGGTTGGCGCATCAGGTTGTTCGTTGTTACCTGAAGATGGACTCTCACTAGGTTTAGGTTTAGGAACGTAAGTAGATTCTTTAGTTCCCATACCTGCTGCTCGTTGAGAGTCTTTCTCCTGAGCCTTACCAGGTTCAGGTCTGCCTTTTGATACTGGATCACGACCACCACACTTGTTGGGGCCACCATCCATCTCGGGTAGTAAGCCCATTGGTAGGCATACTTCATTGTAGAACTGTTCGATTAGTTCTTGTGCTCGTGCGTATCCTTGTGGAAACGCTAGCAATCGATACTCATCTACGATTCTAATTATTGCTGGGATTAGTTCAGGGAAGGCAAACTCGTCACGGAATGCTTGTCTAATCTCAACAGGTAAGTAACGACGGCCACGTATGCAGACATAGTTACCATTGACATCCTCTGATGAACCTAGCCAACGAGCAACTGTTGCTGTTAGATATGGTGCAATCGATGGGTATCTACCAATTAAGAGAGTCTCGATGCGTTGGTCTTCCAAGATGTTAAAGGCTTGGAAGTAGTTATTACTGATGACCCACTTGATTAGTTCTGTGCCTTTGCGAGGCGTGTACAGGTGATGGGCTAGCTCATGGTAATTGAGGCCGTTAACCTGTGTCAATGTTTCTAAGTCCATGTCCTCAATTTGATTGAGGTTGATGTAAATAGATGCGCCATCAGACCACGCTGGTGCGGGGCCATCTGGAACTACATTGACTGTAACTGGATCACCAGTAAGAACACGGTCAGCCTGTTCGTACACTCTACAAAGAGCATTGAGTCGAACAGAACGTTCTTGTGTATCTTCACTCCGGGCATCACCCCAGTGTTGTTCTAGTTCTTCAATGTACATAGTTATACCAATCCGTTAATTGCTCCGTATTGACCTGCCCACTCCTTGAGTTGTTCTTCAGGAGATTTTCCTTCAGACTCTTTCTCAAGAGTTACTGGGATTTCAATACCAAAGTCTGTCTTGATATTGTGTTCATGTGTTTGAAATACCAATCGAACGCTTGCTGCTTCGTCAGAACTAAAGTGAGCAATGAAGTTTTCCACTGCGAACTCATAGCCTAGAGGGTCAACAAAGTTGACGAACTCTTGAAGCATATTGGTTGAGATTGGTGTCTCGTATTGACCTTTGTTAGCCTCAACGCGTAGTTGTTTAGCAACTACAAGCAAAGCCTTGGACGAGACTAGTTTAGACTCGACCTTATCGTCGTAATCCCATGGAATCTGGATATCAAAACGATTGCGGAATGCAAAGTTGAGCGGCGTTGTACCAATGTAATCTGGATTCATAGTAGCGAAGATAGTGAGGTCTGGATGAGCCTCAACAGTTTCACCGTGGTGATCCAACAGTGTGATAGAACGACGACCATCTAGCAATGAATATAGAACAGTGTAGATCTTAGGACTGATGAAGTTAACCTCGTCAAGTAATAAGACACCACCATTACGCACAACGTCAGTAACTGGGCCATCGATCCATGCGAATGAACCATTGCCATCAGATACATATTTACCAGTCATTTGGCTTGGCTCCATTGAAGCGTTACCAGATACTGTTGCCATACGTAAATTGCGTTCAGCAGCCCACGCTTCAACAGATGTAGTTTTACCTGGGCCTGTAGGGCCGTAGATAAGAACGTTGATGCTTTTAGCACGAGAGTAATCAAAGATTTCAAAGTCCTGGCGGGACCAGATTTCACGATGCACATAACGTTTTGCTAGTTCAATGCGGGGCACTGAAGCAAGCGCTGCGGTTATTACTGCGCCGTTTGATGTACTTGTTGCTTGAACAACAGGCTCTACAAATGGTGTTGCGGTAGGTGCTGGCGTTGTTTGTGTTGGTGCTGACGCTAGCGGAACAGGTAAGCCTGGCATACGACGATTGTCAATCACATGGTTCTCAAGAGAATCATCATGGTTACTTACGGCTTCGTAGATTTCGCATAAGCGATCTACAAATGGCGTAGTATCCGTGTTGAGTCCTGCTTTAGTATGTGCTTGACACGCCTTAGTGCCGAGGACCGGGGAATAACCTTTGTCCGTCATAGCACGTTCGTCTGCTGATGTAACATATACAGCAACAGGTTCACGTGTTAGCTTTTCATCAGTACCTATCTGTCCAGTGATAGTGTCGAGGTCAGTTTCCTCCCACTTATTGTGAGGACCCTTAGTCCCGTCAGTATCACGTGAGTAGATTCGTACATTTCCATCATGTGGAGTGATAAGAACCTGACGGCGCTTAGCCCCCATGGTTGGTTCGTACGACTCTGTGAATACAGCGATATCCATATCTTTACCCCTTCTTTGGTAATGGAATCGTTTGTCATATTGCTATGACATTCCCTAACAATTTGTTAAGGAAACTTAGCGTTCGTCGTCGTCTTCTAGGACGCGGTTCTCAATTACGGTAGCCATCTCGTACGCTACCTGCTTATCGTGGGGCCATTTTGTAATTAAATCAAACAGCACTCCCTGTGTTTCTGCTTTTTGTATAATCAAATTCATTTGCTTCGTAATATAGTCATAGAACTCTTGCTTTTCAACAGGCGACAGGTTTTCAAAATCTGGCGTGTCGTCATTGTGGTCGTGGTCTGGAAAAAACATAGACATTGTGGTTCCCTTCTAGTAGGTTAAGTTCCCCGAGGCAGGCCTATAAGGCCCGCCCCGAGGTATTCACAAGAGTTACGCACGAAGGACAAAAGGGACTGAAATCTTAGCTACTACGGGCCTGCTCAAATGAATTTATTCGCTCGTTGAAGGAGTTACTTGGACTGAATGTCGCGTTCAACACCCTTCTGACGGCCCATTGTTATTGCGTTCCGGCTTGGTTCGAGTTTAGTATTTTGCCGAGTGCTTCTTGTCGTGTGAATGTTTGTGTTGGAACGGTTATGGCGTGGTGTTAGCCCATTGCTGTTCGCTCTGTTCTAATTGAGAAACAATTAGAGTTTGGTAGAAAGGCCCAGGCATTTTCTTGTACATCGCCTGAGCTACTGACCAGATGAAGGTGGTTGCGTTTGTAGGCTTGTTGCGAGAGATTGCTTTTAGCGCAAGAGTTGGATGTTCCCATGAGTAAGCAACTGCTGCTACATACTCACTATACATACGGATATCTGTTTCTTCTGCTGCATGACGTAAGGCACAGCATAATACTTCTAACACTACGTCATGCTCTGTTGTGTCTCTCAATATGTAACCAAGCACTGTATCTCTGAAGTGAGTGTTAGTACTTAGGTCTTTTAGATTTGCTGGCACATAACCAAGCATAATTCGATGAGCAGCCTCTTTAGGCGTGGTCACCAAACCTTGCATTGGTACTGCTTCACCAGTGTAATCAACTGTCAAGTTGGACATACGCTGCGATCCTTTTCTCTAGTTCGGTTGGAGGTTGTTTTACTAAGTTGCCATCTTTAAGCCTGATTGGGGAACCATCCCAAGCAATAGAGATGAGTTTGTTTCCATACTCACGAAGCCCTACACCTGTGCAGTAATAGCACTCTTGTGATTTTGGAACGCTGTGACTATCTGAGTTACCGTGTGGACACTTACCGTAGTGCCATCTGTAAGAACTGGAACTAGCGTTGGGTTGCCATTCGGGGTGGTCATTACACGGAAAGTCATTGTTACAGTATGGTGGTGAACACCATTTGTCTACTAGACCTAATCCGTGACATCTCCTACACTTTTGAATCTTTGAGGGTGTCCTCAAAGCATCTTGTGTAGTTATGTAGATTGTGTTTGCTCTTGAGAACACATTTATCAAACCACTAAACTCTCTAATGTTACGACGAACACTTTGTGAGTATAAAGGATTCCAATTGCCTCCCCAATTAGTTGGTACTGATTGAGGTGCTTGTATTGTTAATGTGCCATCAGGATGAAACAAGATAGGTTCAAAGTGATACCATTTATCTACAAGAGCAATAAGATTGCCTCTACTTTGAACACGCAGTCCTCGCACATACATTGGTCGGTCCCATTTTTTGTGACCTCCCGATAAATATGCTTTGGCTGTGTCGTAGTCTTTTACGTGCCACGCACCTCTAGTCATCTTGCTTCTACGCTTTCAAACATAGTTGCATCAAACATAGTTTCTCTGTCTTGTTCTGCTTGGCGTGGTTTGTCGTAATCTTCATCAAACCATACGATACTGATTGGATTACGCCTTGCTGCTGGTGGTGAAACAGCAAAGAGTGCCATACCTAAGCCATCTATCATGCCGGTATGGTATGCCCTGCTGTGCTGCGAATCAAGACCATGAAGTTCGATTTCTTGTTCGATCATCATGCGCTCAATACGCTTTATCAACTTGCGCTTTGATAGCCACATGTTGTTATCCCTTCTGTGTGTTGGGGGGTTGTTTGTGTTGGACAGAGATTCCACTTTCAACGGTATCCTGCTCTCGCCTAGGCACAACGTGGGAGTTACCCCGAGGCTGGCTTTCTAACAGCATTGCATTTAGTCTCTTGTGTTTTGATTAGTTGCACATAGGCGGGAGTAATTTCTCCATGAGATACCCGCTAGACCACTCTTGGCTAATCATTATGTCTCTGCCCAACGTGCTTGCATAGACTTTGACATCTATACAAGCTCCATCTCATTTGTATTCCGCATGATGGTGCGGACTCACGAGGGGAGTTTTCTGAACGCAGTTCATCCCGCTCCCGTGCAAGATTAGTCTTTTAGAAATGACTCTGAATATAACTCGTCCATCTGTGTGCGCTTATATGCTTGTTGTTTACGCTCATAGATACGATAAGACTGTAGGTCGTAGTATTTATTACGCCATACATATGCATAAGTTGTTATGCCTATTGAATAAAACAATAGGAATAGGAATAGCCACGATTGGCTAGGCGTCATTGGAAACATTAACTGCTTCCTTTCTTACTTTGCCTGTTTTCCAGTGTGGAATATTTGGATGGTCTGTACGACCACCTGCTGCTTTCCACGCTTCACGCAAAGCGTGACCTGCTGCGCTGCGACCGTTGATACGACCAGGGCGAGATACGAATTTACGCTCTACACCATCTGGTCCTGGGTTTTTCTTGCGTGCTTTGCCATTGGGACGATTGTCTCCACTTGCTTTAACGGGTGCTTGTGACCCGCCTCTTTTGCTCCCTGCCATTGAAGGCTCCTTTCGGGGGTTGATTGTTTGTGTTGGTTACGAGCATTTGCACGTACCTTGTACGCAATGCCAGTTTAGCAATGCTTCGTTCTCTGTATAACCATTGAGAACTTCAATGGCAATAAACAGGTCTTTCTTTATTTCTTCAAGCGTTGGGGAAGGGGTTGTTGGGGAATTGCTTGTGCCAGTTTTCTTTGACGTAAGCGATTTGTTTATCGTACTGCTCGTTAAACCATTCTTTGGTGTAGCCACTGCAGTATTCCTCCTCTGTATTTGAGTGCCAGTTAAACACTGTGGTCTCAGGTATACCCATGAACTTTGTGAACTCGTGGGCACACTTGTGGCACAATGTAAATTGCAGGGGGTTTTTACCACCCTCAGCATAGATGTTGTCTACGAACATTGCGTAACCACCATCTAATGATATGTCTAAAGCAACAGGTATATCAGAGTCCATTTGCATAGGCTTGAATACTTGTGGGTCTTTACAACGAGCACATTCAACTATGGTTATAGTCATGCACTTAGTTTCCTTCCTGCTTGATGTGACATAGCAGATACAAAGCCTGTGCCATAGTATTCTTTGCCACCCCAGATGCCATACAGCCCTGGTGTTTTCTCAGCGTATGCATTACACGCTGAAAGCAATGGGCAACGATTGCACATAGCAAAGGCTAGTTTCTTATTTGGGTCACCTCTACTAACGGGAAAGAATATGTCTTGGTCTGTCTGGGCACACAATTGTTCTCCATTCATGTAAAACATTTATTGCCTCCATTCTTTGTGGATTAGGTGAGCAGTTTAGCTTTCACATACTCAGGTGAGGCGCAGATATACCCCGTTGCTCGGGCCATGTTTTACCTCAGGTCATGTCTGACCAACCACAGCACTTTCCACACCCATAGGCGTAGTAACATTTAAATAGAAAGCGTCTACACCATACCGTTGCGCCGAGAGCGCAGAGGGCATGGCTGTTATCCGTAGTGGGATTACCTTGGTCGCCACTGTGTATCCCCTTCTCGAGGAATTACTTACGCCACGCTTTGATGGCTACGATGAACACCAATGAAATACAGATGATTACAATGGTCTGTGGTTCGAATTCAATATACATTTACAATGCCTCCACTTCTCGTAGAGCCTTTTGTAAAGCATCTTGCTGTTCTTTCAGTGAAGCAATCTTTGCTTCTTTTATCTTATCCTTAGCGGTTGCCAAGAATGAGGCTAGTTCAGAGCACTCAGACAATTCAAGTCTGATTGAACGCCCTGCCTTGCTTACATCTACACTCATAGAGTGTTGGTTTACTTCGTATGACAGTGGGTCGTCAGACCAACCTGATGTTCTGGACATTGGTACCTTTCGTTGTTTGATTGTTGTATCGAACTTGTTAATCCAACAGGCAAAACTAGGGTCGTCAGAATTGTCTAAAGGTATAAACCTTGCGACATGTATGCTTGCTACCTCATAGTAAACGCCTGCTTCATTCACGACATACTCTGGCCAACGCCAAGAGTTGTTACGCCGTGGGTTGAACTCCTCATCGAACAAAGCTTCTTGCTTGCTGACTTCTCGTATACAATAAAGAGAATCAGGGTCGCCTCGCTTGCCACAATACATGCCGTATAAAGCCCAAGATTTATCTCTAAAAGTAACTTTGTCGGGATAACTTAAAATGTGATACCGATAATCAAGCCATCGATTGTCAGCACTCATTTTATGGAGCCTATACCACCTGTTGTGTGACTGTTCTAGAGTAGGTAGTTCTTCTTGATCAAAGAACACCTGTCCTCCTCTCCTATCAACTACCTCGATTGAGATAGTTAGGGGACACACTGAATTACTGAAGGAATTGCGTGAGACTCACAACCACAGCCCCTCTTGCATAACAGACTCAATTACCATGATTATCATTGTTCATGTCCTGTAATTACTTAGGTAGGTAACTATCTCCCACAGGGTACCTCAGGCACCTAAGTCCGTACTGCTTCGCTTCTTCACGCCCCCTCTATGATAATAGTTACACTCACATAGATTCCTCGTTCTCGATGCAATCAACAGCCTATTCAGTGTGCCCTCTATCCATCTCAAACTTCGCGGGGAAGGATTGGTGTATTACTTACAACTAGTGCAGTAATTGCTTGTTCTGATGTTCTTTATGTGCATTGTGTATGTCTTGCCACAGTGATGACAAGCAACACTGGTTATCTCTTTCTGCTTACGGGGCTTGCGGGTAATGCCTATCTTTACAGATAGTGTGAACATAGCGATCCTTTCTGTAAAATCGGGGGGGATTATTGTCTACCTGATGACTTACCAGATAGAAGGTCAGGACTATCAGACTTAACATAGGTAAAGCCTTGCTTAGGCATAAGAATAAGCCTGTAAGCATCTCTACGCTCTTGTAGTTCATAAGCACAGTTAGCAGACATACAATAGTTATAGCCTGCTTCCCAACGCTCTGGGATTACAGGCTGTCCGCAATAGATACAATCCATAGTTACTCCTTACATACTCTCCAGATAGAGAGTGAGAGATACATAGGCTCAGGACTGCGATAGTCACTGCGTTTAAGTCGTAAACACCTATGTATCTTCCACTAACTACCTGATAGGTAGTCCTCTTCGCAGTAAGGTATCTCAACTAACAAGACATAACCTCTGCTGGCTGGACTAAGCCACAACCTACCTGATAACAGCACCCAGCCATAGTCGTAGACCTGGTGGTACTCCCAATGCTCATAGTTAGCGAATTAGCAGTAGCCAATTCTCTATGATGAGAGTTGTATCACATTGTGAGATGAGAAAGCCCTAGCCGAACTTAGAAGGGGACGGCTAGGGCTTCTCGATAGACAGAAGACACTTGTAGGTAATCTATTAGTGCGGGGGCTGGCACATTACATACCAGAGTGAGCCGATTGTTCGGCATACCCCATCTACGCCCACAGGGATACTGTGGACATAGATAGGGAGAGGGAGGAGCTAGTCCCCCCTCTCGCTATTATTAGGCTACTTGTGCGACTTTTTGGATAGGCGCATAAGCCAACTTCTGCTCAATGGTGCGAGCAAGAGTAAGCAAATCGTGCTTAACCTTTGGGGACACATTGGCGTCAATGACTTTGTCAATGGCAGCCTGAGCGTTCTTGATGAGACGCTCTTGTTCTGTGCCCATAGAGAGTGCGTGGTCTGACTTTTGTAATACATCAGCAGCAATCTCCTTATCTATCTCGCCAATGGCGGAGATGAAGTCTGCTTGTGATAGGTCATAGAGACCTACTACCTGAGCATACTTCTTAGCGAACGCATTACGCATTGAGTAAGCCACCTGTGGTGTAAGACCATAGGTAGATACGGCGAACCCGCCGAGTAGTGTGATTGCCTTAGACGCATCTAACTTATCAACCGTGATGAAGTCAGACGGGGTGAGTGTCTTGTCGTTGTTGAACCACAGCCCTGCTTGGGAGATGGACTCAATAGAGCCACCCTTACCACGGGTTGCGAGCAACGCAGACAGATTTTCGCGTGCGGACATTGGTATGTCTTTCTACTGCTGTGCCACAGAGGACACAATACAGCGTGTGCCTAGCAGGAGTTGAACCCACTAGGCACCGCACACAAGATTACCTACTTGCTAACCTTTGCTTCTGAAGCCCTTCACATTAAGTTTATTTGTCCGTTTTGTTCTAATTTGTCCGATTTGTCCGATTTGCCCCCCCTACCCTTAAATGTCCGTTTTGTCCGTATTCGGCCAGGTGAAATAAACTGTTGGGACCATAACGGGAGAGGCAGTAGCCTAAATACGATAGGGTGGGGTAATGAAAAAGTTAATTGTGGAAGCTTATGCACCTACAGAGCAAATTAATCGAGTGATACCACCTCCAACACCTGCATCAAAAGCAATTCCAGAGTGGTACAAGAAAATTCCTAGATATAAAAGCGAGGTTGATACATCACGTGACAACATGACAGTAAAACCATGTGTACCTTATCTAGATGCAATGACAGCGGGGTATGTGTTAAGTACGTGGTGTGACATTGAAGTAATGCAAGTAGAGGTTGATAACGACATTAAACCAGCTTTAAGGTGGGATTCAGAAATGCGTCCTCTTGAAGATCGACTAATAACAACTTCAATGGGGCTACAAAGATTAAATGGGTATTCAGATTGGGTTTTTTCTTGGAATGTGCCATGGGGTATCAAGACTCCAGAAGGGTACAGCTCTCTAATCACTCATCCACTTAACAGACCTGATCTACCATTTATAACATTTTCAGGATTGGTAGACTCAGATTCCTTTGCAGTTCCTGGAAACGCTCTATTTTGTATCAGTACAGGGTTTGAAGGGGTAATTCCTAAGGGGACTCCATTCTTACAGGTGATACCTATTAAACGTCATGAGTGGGAACTTGAGGTAAATAATGATCTTAGAGGCAATCAAGAAAGTTTAAGGTTTAGTGCAATGCACTCAGAGAGTGGGCTATACAAAACAGAGCATTGGACTAAGAAGGATTACTCCTAATAACCCAACTCATATGCCAGTACTAGGCAGTAGCCAGTAGATACAATCACTTCATATGGATGATCGGGAGCGTTTAGAGCGCTGGACGTGTCAATTATGTAGAAAAGTCTATGTAGTTCCTGATTTAGCTCGCATGTGCGAGGAAAAGCATTTGGAGGAAGCATATGGCCGGTAGAGGTCGAGATCTAGATAACTATTACAATAGAAGACGGGCATCAGAGTCTCAAGCTGGCGATGTAACATTAAACGTACAAGAGGCGACGAAGGACAAGCTAGCTCCTAATACCACAATAGAAGGACGGGAAGCTCGAATCTCTTCTATGAGCTCTTCTAGTCCGTGTGGCCCTGGGTATGAACATATAACAGCTCCTACATCTGGCAAGACAGACGTCTTAGGCCGTCCGCGACCTAGAGCATATTACGCTTGCTACTCTCTTGATAAAGAGATGGAAGTACTAGTCATTGGCATGAGAGACGGATCTATGATCCAGTACGATGGAGTAGACGCCGTCCTATGGGATATCTTGAAGAACTCAGACTCCACCCACGATTTTATTACACTTTACTTAGAAGGAGCACCTTGGAGTAAGACTGACTACTCAAATCTGCCCCGGAAAAGGCCAGAGGAGTTCCAGCTAGGATCTGGTCTGTAGTACTGTAGGATTGCACTATCAACTGAGAGGGATCCATGACTACGCTTGTTGCAATTCAAGGTGATGGTTGGTCCGTTATAGGTTGTGATTCCCGCGCCTCTGATGAAGATGGTCGCTATATGGAACTTGCTACATCTAAGATTGTTAATAATAACGGTGTACTGATAGCTGTCTCCGGCGCTTCTAGAGGTGGAAACATTACTCAATTTGGTTGGAAACCTCCAAAGCCAGGTGCAACTATTGATTTAGATACATTTGTTACTAAGAAGTTTATTCCCTCAATGCGTAAAGCTTTCCAGGATGCAGGCTTTGAAGGTAAAGAAGATGGCGATGCAGCATGGCAAGACTCTAACTTGCTTGTTTCTATTAGAGGAACCATCTACCCGATCTTTAATGACTACTCTTGGGATAGAGAAGCCCGCAATGTTTACTACGCTGGTAGTGGTGGAGATGTTGCACTAGGCGCACTTGAAGCTTTGAACTACTCAAAAATCAGTACACCCGCGGCCGCCGAAAAGGTTGTGAGACGGGCAATTGAAATCGCCTGCAAGCATGACATCTACTCGGGTGGCGAGATTCATACACACATACAAGAGGCTTAATTTCTGTCATCCTTTGTGGGTTCGAACGAACAATCACATTGATCAGTGAGGAAACTATAAATGTCAAGCTACAACCTACCCGCAGCCGTTGGTTCCGCCAACGCTACCGGAGCAGAATCCATTACAATTGGAGATACTGCAGCAACAACAAACAACAACGGTAATCTTACCGACTCAGCAGGAAACCTACAGACCGACTTTGTATGGGGTAACTTCCCTAAGCAACCAAATGATGAGCGTGCTGATGGAACTCCAACAGCTACCGAAACATACGGCGCTACACAAAACGGACAGTGGACAACTAAGAGCAAGATTGCATCAGCTCGTCTAAACGCAGCACTGGGAGATAACTCAGATATTGAAGCTGAGTGGGCTGGCTTCCCTTCATTCGTAGAAGCAGCAGGTAACTTTATGGTTACAGCAGCTACAGGTAATGGAACAACTGTTACATACACATCACAAAATAAACTTGCAGCTGGAGATTCAGTAAACATTACTGGCCTTACAGCTTCAGCTTACAATCTTTCAGCAGCATCTGTTGCTACAGCAGACGCACTTAAGTTCACAGTAACAAACGCAGCTAACGCTGGACTTGTTACAGGGCAGTGGTACGGAAAAGTAGAAAAGACAACAGCTCGTACAGCAGCTGATGGTGCAGGAATTGGATTCATCATTGTACCTTCAGTAGTTGGTAACACTACAGCAGTAGCCCTTGACACACTTAAGGATGCTGGTTACGAAGCAGCTAACATCACAACTGCAGCAGGAGCTACAAACGCAGCTTCAACAATCACAGCAGTTGCACGTACAGCTGCAGTAGCAACAATCACCTCAACAGGTGCTGGTGCTAAGTACCCAGTGGGAACTAAAATTACTGTTGCATCACTTGTATCACCAGATACAGCGCTCAACGGTACATTCACAGTTACAGCAGTTGCTGCAAATACTGTTTCTTACACAACCGCAACATCAGGAGCACTATCAACAGGTTCACTTTCTGTTGCCGGTCTTTCAGGTGTCGAAGGAACTGTCAAGTCTCAGACAGTTGCAGCTGGTACAGCTTCAGTTGCTTCAACAGCTACAATCTCAATTACACCGTTCGCAGTACTTTCATAATCAACACAAACAACTTAATAGCGCAGAGGCCGGGAGAAATCCCGGCCTTTGGCATATATTGGACAAGCAAGAGTGGGAGGATTAACCATGCACAACGAAAAGCACCAGTTCAACGTTAAGAAACACAAGCGCCACCGTACGGTAGGTCGCTTGGGTGGTGGCTATGTTGTTGGTGGCATCCCCTGGTCACAGCTTTACTACGGTGGTTATGGTTACTACGGTGAGTATTACGGTGGTGTAGGTCCAGGAAACGATAACAGTTCAGGACAGGAGTCTGGAAATGGCGGAGATGCTGGAGCAGGAGATGGATCTTCTGACGGTGGGGGTTCGGGAGGCATGTGACAAGTGCTCTGCTAGAGCACAGTTTGGCGCCTTTTTTGGTACAGGCGTCCTAACATTCTGCGCTCATCACTATAACGAACAGGCAGATGCGCTTACAAAATCAGGTGCAGTAGTTAAAATGATATTAATCTAAACAAAGGAACGGATCCTTCTTATGCCAGCACCACAGAATAATCAAGGTTTTGTACAGCCATCAAGTGGTGGTACAGGCAACTGGATTTCAAAATTATTTGGGGGAGTTGCTGATAGAGGGCGTGAGCGTTCTATGGCCCAACTTCAATTAGATTTACACGCAGGCAAAGCAGACGTTGATACGTTTCATAAAAAAGAACGCTCAACTTGGGACATGGCAACTAAAGATGCTGGTGCTGAGTTAGCTTATGATCGTAGCGGTAGAGAAATAGATCGCGGAATAGAAGCAGGGCCAAAAATGACTGAGGCCGGTTTAAGAGGTTTTGATAATTCTGGAAGACCATCAATGCAAGCAACTGGTCAAATATATAAAAATCAAGCAGCATCTACACCAGCTAAAGTAGATACTCCACCAACACCCCCATCTGGCGGAACACCTCCAACAGATCGTGCAAGCAATCCTGCACGTAAAGCAAAAACTCGTAACGCAACTCTTAAAGATACTACATCTGCACTTGCTTCTGGACAGATTGATCAAGAGCAAGCGGCAGACATGAGCCCAACATATGCTCGTAACTTAGGTAAGAAGACTGCTTCAGAAAGTGTAAGTAACCCAGATTCTGCAGCAACTCCGGCTACAGTTCGTAAGCCTCGCAAACCAAAGGCAGGCGCATAATGGCTAAAGATAATTCAAAAACTGGAAAAGATTCTAGCGGAAACGAATTTGACCGCACAAAAAATGATGTTGTAAAAAAAGGTTTAGAAAAAAATGCACAACGAGCAGATGAAACAATTGTTGCTCAATCAAAAGACGCATCTAACGCTTCTATCCAAGCAGGAAATACTGCACGTATGGAGGGTTTACCTTCTGCCGGCTCTGTACCTAAGAATCCAGATGTTCCAGACATATTACGTGCTAAGCCAACTGTTGAACCACTTAGCTTAGGAAAAGAAACTGGACGCTCTAAGCGTCGAGTAGGTACTGGACGTAAAGAAAAAACTGGCGTACTTAATTTTGGAACTTTACCTTCTCGACCAGAAGGTGCTTCTGTGCCTGCAGCGTCAAACGCTACAGACCGACCAGAAGTTGCTTCAAACGTAATTGATCGCATGAAGTCTGGTATGGGTCTTCCTGGATCAGAAAACGGAGATTTAGATTTAGCGTTAAAACTACACGCACGTGATCTGCAAACAGCTAAAACTACTGGAAAAGTAGTAAACGACGTTTCACCAGATGATACTCCAAAAACTACCCACGTTCAAGTATACGGCGGACATCACGCACGTTACTCAAGAGTAATGCGTGTTATGGGCATTGGAGATGAAGAAGTTTATAAGAATGCCTCAAGTGCTGCAGGTATGCGCCTACCAGCTTATGTTGCAGGGTTGCATGGAAAAGTTGTACAACATGAGACTTCTAAAAAAGATATGACTCACACGCTAAGTGGAAATGAATACTGGGAGCATCCAACAACTAAAGCAATAATTCCAGTAGCTGAAAATCATCCCGATATGCCTTCTTCGTTTACTAGATCTGAAGGAGTAGTAAATAAAATAACTCGTGGAGCTGACGGTAGAGAAGTACTTGATTCTGGTTACAGAGGTTGGGATAAAACAAAAACTCGTGGAGGAAAAGGCGGACGGGAAGTACTACGTTACAGCGCAGGCCCTACAAAAGGCGTAGACCTAATCGATCACTTAAGAGTACAAATGTTAAACGAGCATGGCTCTTCTAGCACTTCTCGTAAAAAAGGTGCAAGTGTTGCTAACGACATTGCTGATGTGGCTAGTGGTGCTGTTCCTCGTGGCATGAAGCGTTCTGGAAAAAGAAAAGTTGCTGCTGAAGGATTTGGAAATGAAAAGTATGAATATACCTACACACCTGTAGCACCTACTCCTAATCCTAGAGCTTTTGATAAGCCTAAGCCACCAAGTGCAAAGAGTGGGACAGTTCTATTGGGATCAAAACCACCAACAGATCTTCCAGACTTTAACGCTAAAGGTCCTAGAATGGTTCAGGATAAGCTTCCTGGAACTGGTGTTCCTAGAACAGTAAGCGAAGAAGTAAGCCCAGAAAAAATTACTAAGGGAAGTGGTCCTCTTGAAAAGAGAGCTTACGAACTAGAGGGAACTCAAGTTGGCAAGAGCAAGTTTAAGCTAGAAGATTTTTATCTAAAAGTAGAAACTACACCTGCCGTACGTACTACAAGTACTATCCCTACTGACCGGGATTGGAAACCTCAAAGTAATCCAAACCGTGGACAACAGTTTAAAGTTGACGTTACTTCAAACCAAGCTGGTCCTGGACAAAAAATTGGAGTAGACACTACGTTTACCCCTACAGAGACTACTTCTGGCCTTGATGACCTTCGCACCGCTAAAGCTGCTGGTGGTTTAGTTCCTTCTGGAAAGAAAACTAAGAAAACAAAGCCTATGGTGCAACCAAGTATGTTCCCAGACTTCTCTGTTAAAGAGGGTCGTAAGAATGCATTTGAAACCGCTGGATCAATTGTTCCAATTTCTGAAGCCTCTAAGAGACTTCAAGGAGATGCTAAGAAGCGCTTTGGAAGAAAAGAAGATGCTATTGCAGTTGAAGGCGAATACTCTGGTGCAAACGACGCACAGTTTGAACAACCAGAAGGTTCTAGAGCAGATAAGAAGAACACTAAAAAACTAGCTACTGAAAGCTAATCATGCCTAGAGTAACCAGTTTCCCACCTGAACCTGAGAAGTTTAATGGTTATAAGTCTCTGCGCCACAACGCACGAGAGGCAGCCGAGTACTTAACTGGCTTGCCGTACGCCCAACCTGACGCACCTAAGTTTGACCTCTATAAGAAGCCTGGACGAGGCGCTAGCGGGGAGTCATCAAACTAATGGGACGTTCAAAGAAAGACCTACATTTCGGCTCCAGAGACGGTCAGGGAGGCGTTGTACGCATGTCTGTAACAGATCGCACCTCTAAAGCTGCACGTCCTTGGAATGACCCTCAAGTTGTCAACGCTTCCTCTACTTATGGAGTTAAGCTCAAGAGTTATAAAGAAGTACATAGCTACGAAAATACCTTGGAATCTCAAGGTTCTTTAGAATCACACGAACGTTTTACCTGCGGTCCTTGTGGTAAGTTAAACGCATCATGTGCGTGCAAGGGAGATAGTAATGGCTGAAGAAAAGAAGTTTGGTCCCTACAAAGGTTCCAAAGCGAATGGAGGTCGCCCTATCTACGTTTACAAGAAAAAAGTAAACGGTAAGTGGGTTACAACATCGAAAAACAAGGCTCGTGCCGATTACGAATCTAAAAACGGAAAACTACCTAGAGGAACGGATGTTGACCACAAGGACAACAACCACAGCAATGACTCTAAGGGAAACCTAAGGGCATTGAAGCATGGTAAGAACACCGCAAAAGAGAATAAACGAAGAGCTGGTAAGAAAGAAAACGAAAAGTAAATAGAAAAGGCCCGGTCTCCCGGGCCTTTACTATTATTTAATTTTTAGTGAAATCATCAAACCATTTAGTAATACCTGGTTCTTCAGGGTCCCCATCGTAAGCTTCAGGGCCGTAACCCCAAGAACTCCAATTTGTTCCCCTACCAGTCATGTAGAACGCTGCTTGAGCGTTTATTACCGGGTCTAATAGTTCCACGTCGGTTTTGATACCGAACTTCTCTCTACGGCTTTCTGCCAGATCGCCAAACATATTGATCTGAAATAGTCCATAAGAGTTGTCCCCTGTGGCTGAAGTCTTGTTATGTGAGTCTGGGTTACCCCTGGACTCTTTCATAACTACTGACCAAGCTACTTTTAGGTTGTTGCCTTTGAATCCAACTAGGGATAGCAGGTCTTTCAACTCGCTATTAGTCAGATCTGTTGCCCCACGGTATCTGTCGAGTGGATCTACGACCTCTACTATAGTTTGTGTTGGGGTTTCTTTACTTATGTGTTCGGTAGCCATAGCTGCGGGGATACCACAGATCAACATTAAATAGGCCACCATAATTGCAATTTGAGAAGTTGCATCTTTATTCACACTATCTCCTAGGCTAGAAGGCCAGTTCTTACCCTATGCGACTGTCACCCGCATAAAGCAACCCGGCCTATGTCTGCCGGATTCGTACTGCAACCCTTTTGTTACGTAGTTAGTGATGGCCCAGATGCCTGAACCATGGATATACCGTAGCAGTAACTACAGGGGGTCAGCAACCAAGAAACCCATGTAGAATATCTTTTTGTCTAACGAGAGGAAAATTACATGACAACTTGGTCAAAACCATGGAATACAGAAGAATCTGTAGCTCCAGCAGTAGTAGTAGAGACACCTGTAGTAGAAACACCTGTTGTAGAGCCTGTAGTAGAAGAAGCAAAGAAAACTACAAAGAAGACAACTGAAGCGCCTGCAGAATAATGCGCATTGAGCGCATAGTTACGAGACAAGGGCATCCCGTACCTGAGACTGCGCATTCGCCTAAGGGACCATTCCCACCCGAGCTGTTTGATTCTCCTGAGGTAATCTCAGACTATCAACCACAGCCTGATGGTGGTGTAGAGGTTCCTGTTGGCGGAACAGCTCAAAATAGTTTTACTGTACAAAGATGGTACCGGTGTAAAATTTGTTTAGAACCTCTACGAGAAGTAGAAGTTATGGGACACGACTGTGAGGTATAAGATTGGCAAATCCAAGAACTGTTGGATCTCTTTATTGGCATACACTGGTATATCCGGTAAAGCCACCAATTTTGTGGGAAAGAGCTGAGACTCAAGAAATAGCCTTACCGTTTAGGGGTGGAGTTGGAGTTTCAATACGACTACCGTTCACTAGACTGGCTTTAGTTGTGGGTCGGTGGAATTCATCGTATGATGAGAGCCAGGCACTAACCAATGCTATTCGGGGTAGATATCTCCCAGACGAAGAAATAAACTGGGACTTTGTTAGATTTGGAGCACAAGATGATCAGCATTAATTTTCGTAAAGAAAAGGTACAGAGGGAAAAGTCTCGTATAGAAAAAAGAGTTGAGACGCTACCTACATCAGACTTAATGCCCTGGACAGAAAACGCCTTATACACAATTGGTCGTAATCTTTCTACTTGGCAAAAAACTAGAGACCTTGCCTCTTTAGAAGAGGCCCGCATAGGTGCAGAAGCTTTGCACGTTATTCTGGAGTCTTTGGTAAAGCGACACTCTAATGGATGATTTTGAGTACGACGAAGATCAATTTGAAGAAATAGACCCCCATGAAGAATTAAGTTTAGAAGAAGACGACCTGCCTGAAGAAGATCCGGATGAGTTAGACGAGCTATCTAAAGAGTTTGTAAAAGCCTTAATAAATAAGATCATGACCTTTATGGAAATGCTAGTGGGCCATAAGCTACACGCTTATCAGGAACCTCTTGCTAGACGAATTATTGAATCCGTTATTATTAACGACGGTGAAGAAGTAACCGCACTTGCCTCTCGTCAGTCAGGTAAGTCAGAGACTATTGCTAATACCGTTGCAACACTGATGGTTATCCTTCCACGCCTTGCAAAGATGTACCCTGAACTTCTAGGTAAGTTTGGAGACGGTATCTGGGTAGGTATGTTTGCTCCCATCCAATCACAGGTAGAAACCTTGTACGGTAGAACTGTTTCTCGTCTTACAAGTGAAAGAGCCTTAGAAGTTCTTGGAGATCCTGAGATCGACGATATGGCTACAAAAACTCCTGGAGTTGTGCGTAACATCAAGTTAAAGAACTCAGGCTCTACGCTTATGATGATGACAGCTAACCCTCGTGCAAAGATTGAGTCTAAGTCTTTCCACTTAATTATTATTGATGAGTGTCAAGAAGCAGACGACTTTGTTGTATCTAAGTCAATTTCTCCAATGGGTGCTTACTACAACGCTACTATTGTTAAAACCGGTACCCCTACAACTTCAAAGAATAACTTTTACAGGGCTATTCAATTAAACAAGCGTAGGCAAACAGGACGTTCAGCCAAACAAAACCATTTCCAATGGGATTGGCGGGATGTTGCAAAGTTTAACGATAACTACGAAAAGTTTATTAAAAAGGAGATGCTACGTGTTGGAGAGGATTCAGATGAGTTTCAGATGTCGTACAACTGTAAGTGGCTTTTGGAGAGGGGTATGTTTCTTACCTCAACGATTATGGACGAGCTTGGAGACACGTCTCAAGAACTTGTTAAGAGTTGGCACCGTTCCCCAGTTGTGGTTGGAATTGACCCCGCAAGAAAGATGGACTCTACAGTTGTTACTGTTGTTTGGGTTGATTGGGATCGGCCTGATGAATTTGGTTATTATGACCATCGTGTTCTTAATTGGCTAGAAATTCAAGGAGATGACTGGGAAGAGCAATATTTCCAGATTGTTAACTTCTTGGGTAACTACGACGTTTTAGCAATCGGCGTGGACTCTAACGGTGTTGGAGATGCTGTAGCTGGGCGTTTGAAAGTTCTCATGCCTAGAGCTGAAGTAGTCCCTATTACATCAAGTCCTTCGGAACAATCTAAGAGATGGAAGCACCTACAAGCACTAATCCAACGTCAGATGGTTTCTTGGCCTGCTCACGCAAAAACTCGTCGTTTACGTCTTTGGAAGAAATTTTATCAACAAATGACTGATGCAGAAGTCCAGTACAAGGGGCCAAACTTTTTAGTGGCTGCTCCTGATGAAGCCCACGCCCACGACGACTTTGTGGACTCTCTAGCCATAGCTTGTGCCATGACCCAGGATATGGTGATGCCTACAGTAGAAGTAAGTGCCTCCCCATTTTTTTCTTAATTTAGCATTTAAAAAGCAGTCCTAAGGTAGAGACTTATACCTGAGGACCCTCAATCCCTATGCATAAGGAGTAAACATGGCAGTAGATAACATTGCTCCAACACCTCAGTTCCCTGAGAAGGTTGGCGCAACATACGAACGCAAGATGGCAGGATCAGTACCAGGACAACGCGGACCACTTCGCTTTGAAGAAGGTATTGCAACTGACACAGATGTCCCACAAGATTTTCAATTGGGACTAGATCAAGGATATGACACCCCAGCGGGTCGTCCAAACCACAATGTTAACGTGTTTGAAAAGTATCCAGAAGAAACAATGAAACAACGTGCACATGTCGGTTCAGCCGCATGGCCAGAGGCTCCAGCCTATAACGCAGAGTTTTCCCAAGGTAACTTCGGTGATCATTCACAGGTTGTTATTGAAGAGGTAATCCGCTCAGGTGGACGCCAGCAACGTATGAACCCTGCTCAAGTAGCAGATTAAATATAGTAGACTGTAGAAGCTTCCAACCCCGCACCCCTTCTCCGGGGTTGGAAGTTTTTACTTAGATATATTCTAAGTAAGAGTTAGAGAAGAAAACAAAGGGGTTTAAAAAATTAAGATGGGGAGTTGTGAGTAATGGCCGGTGGCATTGATTTTTCACCTCCCAGTTATAGAGCTGCGTCTTCCGACTTAACAATCTCTATTTCTCCTCTTGGTTTAGTAGAACTTGCTGATGAAGAATTTGAAGTACATGGTCCAAGATTAAATCGTTACTCGCTTAACTGGGCAATGTATCTTGGCCATCATTGGTCTTATCGCCGTGAAATAGGCGAAGCACAAATGGTTTACAATTATTATAGAGCGTTTACAGATTACATATGTAACTTTACATTTGGTCGCGGAGCATCTTTCCGCAGCCCAGCAGAAACAGAATCAGTAGTACCAGATATGTTAAAGAGAGTCTGGGAAGTAGATAATGATAAACATTCTGTTATGTGGGAGATGGGACAGCAAGGCGGAGTATCTGGCGATTGTTTCGTCAAAGTAGCTTACGAAGAAGCTTATCAAGACTCTATTGGCGCTATGCACGCAGGGCGTGTACGTGTACTTCCTTTAAACTCTTCTTTTTGTTTCCCAGAGTTCCACCCACATGATCGTTCACGTTTAATTCGTTTTAAGCTTAAGTACCGTTTCTGGGGTACTTCTATGGAAGGTACTCGTCAGGTCTACACCTACACAGAGATCCTGACTGATGACAGAATTGAAGAATATATTAATGATGAGTTAATCGACTCTCGTCCAAACCCTATTGGCATAGTTCCAATCATTCACATTGCAAACGTATTGGTTTCTGGATCCCCTTGGGGCTTGTCAGACTGCCACGATATTATTGTTCTAAACCGTAACTATAACGAAGTAGCAACAGATGTTGCAGACATCATTAACTACCATGCGGCACCAGTTACAGTTATTACAGGTGCTAAGGCCTCTTCCCTTGAAAAGGGACCTAAGAAGGTCTGGGGCGGGCTACCAAAAGACGCTCAAGTCTTTAACCTAGAAGGTGGCGGACAAGGCCTTCAAGGAGCCATGGAGTACCTAAAGGTAATTAAGACTGCTATGCACGAAATGGTTGGTGTTCCAGAAACAGCTCTTGGACAAGTACAGCCAATCTCTAATACTTCAGGTGTTGCGCTTTCTATTCAGTACCAGCCATTGATGAATCGTTATCAACAGAAGATGATTCAATACGGCGAGGGAATGCAACAGATCAATAGTCTTATTCTTCGCACACTTGCATTTAAAGAACCAGAGCTATTTATTTGGGATCCAGCTAAGAACGGCCCGATAAAGAAGTTCCAACTTCCAGTATTAGATCTTAATGATCCAACTACGTTTGAATCAACAGTACATTTTCCACCCCCACTCCCATTAGATAAGCTCATTGTTCTAAATGAAATTAAGGGCAAGATGGATATGGGTCTTGAGAGTCGTGAAGGAGCTTTGCGCCAACTTGGCGAAGAGTTCCCAGATGAAAAGCTTGAGGAGATCCGTGCAGAGCTAATTGCTGACGCTAAAGCCGACGGAGCTCTCCAACTAGTTAGAAATCAAATTGCATCTTCTATTGCATCTTTAACCGGAATACTTCCAGACGGAACCACACCTCCAGGACAAGATCCTGGACAGGGAGTTGGACCTGGACCTACCGGACAACCTGGGGTTATTTCCCCACTAGAAGAAGGAGTCCTGCAAGAACTGCAGCAGACTCAAGTTGATCTTGTTACAGAGGCATACGGAACTAAGATTCCTCAAAAGAGGACTCCAGATTCGGATAAGCCAGAATAACAAGTTTAGGCAGACAAACTAGTAATAGTTTGGAAGCCTATTACCACCTAATAATCCGCAGGTCATCGTGGCACTAAATCGGACAACGACCTCTTAAACCTAAGGAATAAAAGCATGTCAGAAACAACAAATATCGTGGATTCACCTGAAGCACAGGCCGCCTTTCTAGCCGATGTTCCAGTTAAAGATTTACCAGCAACACCAGTAAGAGAGCAAGCCTTGACAGACAAGGCTTATAGCGAAACTGATCTACAGCGTGTACGTGAGCAAGAAAAATCAAAGCTCTATCCGCAGATAGATTCATTAAAAGAAGAACTCAATGTGCTCAAGAAAGAGCGTGAAGAGCGTCTTGCCGAAGCAGCAGTTCGTGCAGCAGAGGTAGAAGCAGAAGCCAAGAAAAAGGTTGAAGCGGATATGGATGTTCGTCAGCTACTTGAGGCAAAAGAATTAGAGTGGGCTCAAAAGTTGGAAGTAGAACGCGGAGAACGCGAACGTGCTTTCACTCTTCTTGAGCGTGAGCGTCAATATGCGGAACTCACTGAGTATCGCACACGCCGCTTAGAAGATGAGCGTGATAACATCATGCCAGAGCTCGTAGATCTAATTTCAGGAAGTACTCCTGATGAGATCGAACAAAGTATTACAGGACTACGTGAGCGTAGCTCACGAATCTTGGAATCGGCGCAGTCTGCAATGCAGAATGCCCGTAAAGAAATGACTGGGAGTCGCGTAACAGCGCCTCCATCCGGACCGATGGACACTAATATGGAGCAAAACTCGTTTACTGCGGAGCAGATTGCCGCAATGTCGGTTACCGAATACGCAAAATACCGAGGAAAGTTGCTGGGTAAAGCCGCATCTGACCGAGGCAAGGGAATCTTCGGGTAAGAAGTTACCTAATTAAATTAAACAAACTAACTAAGGAGTAAAACCGACATGGCATCAGCCGTAACGGGTACCGGTAATTTAGCCGCGGCCCCAACAGCGTACTCTGGCTCCAACAGCCAGCTTACACAAGCAATTCAGACCATCTGGTCAAAGGAAATTCTTTTCCAGTCAATGCCTATTCTTCGCTTCGAACAGTTCGCTGTTAAGAAGACAGAACTAGGAGTTGCACCAGGTCTACAGATCAACTTTATGCGTTACAACAACCTCGGCTTCGCGGGTTCACTCGTTGAAGGCGTGCGTATGCAGACTAACGCACTAACAGCACAGCAGTTCTCAATCACAGTTGCAGAGCATGGCTACGCAATTGCTGTTTCAGAGCTACTACTTAACGCATCATTTGATGACGTAATGGCTTCAGCCTCACGTCTTCTTGGTCGTAACATGGCTCTATACCTAGATGGCCAGGCACGTGACACACTCATGGCCGCATCTTCAGTTATCTACGGCTATGACCGCTCAGGTCTT